GATGGAGAGATCGAGAAGGACTTCAGCTACCATGAACCGATCAGCGAGGCCCGCGAGGCTGCTGAGGAGGACGCTCATCGCTACGGGTGGGAGTTGGTGAGTGTGGAGCCGGTGTGAACAACGAGTAACGACCAACGACTATGGGATTATGGATACTACCAAAACAGTTACACACCTCAGCCTCTGCACCGGCTACGGGGGCATCGACCTTGGACTCCGCAGCGTTGTCCGAGACCTGCGAACTCTTGCTTATGCGGAGATCGATGCGTTCGCGATCGAGGTGTTACTTACGCGAATGGAAGATGGGTCGCTTGATGCGGCTCCGATCTGGACTGATGTACGGGATTTCCCGTGGCGTCTTCTTCACGGCAGCGTGGATATCCTCAGTGCGGGCTATCCGTGCCAGCCATTCAGCCATGCCGGACTCCGCAAAGGTGAGGACGATGAGCGGCATCTCTGGCCCCACATCAAGCGAGGAATCGAGGCAGTTCGACCTGCAATTGTCTTCCTCGAAAACGTCGAGGGACACATTTCGATGGGACTCTCCACAGTCATCAGCGACTTGGAAGAGATGGGTTACCGGTGTTCGTGGGGAATCTTTAGCGCGGAGGAATGCGGTGCGCCGCATCGCAGGAACCGAGTCTTCATCGTTGCTACCGACACCGTGTGCGAACGAGGACAGTTTTCGGTTGAACGGATCAAGTCAGCAATCCAAGACATTGGAAGCGATGGCGCGGCGGGGAGAATTGAGTGGGCCAACTTTCGTGTCTGGCCCATTGAACCCGTCCTTCGTGGAAGTGATGATGGGCATTCCAATCGGGTGGACCGCTTGCGACTCCTCGGAAACGGTGTCGTCCCCGCGACCGCCTCTCTAGCCTTCAAAACCCTGCTCTCCGCTGTGTCCACTCCATCCGAGCATCAAACGCTCTCCTAGACCCCTCCAGACTCCAGCGCGGGGCATTCGCTTCCATCCATCCAACCACCTACCCGTGCCCTGACCCCGGCGAAACAAATTTAAAACTTCCAAATAGGGGGGTCCAAGCGGATGAGCGATTTCGTAGTTGAGTTTAGTTTACTGTGGTTGCCCCCCATTGCCTTCAAAGCAATTTAGGGGGAGCAACCATACCCCTATTGAGAGGGGTTAGTGGGGGCGTTCCTAGGGGGGAGTAAATTCTTAGAAAGGGGGGCCACATAGGCCGATAGACTACCCCCTAGGGACTACCCCTAGTTGGGAATTAGGTCGATGTGGGCGCGGTAGGCGGCGAGGAGCTTCTTGTGCTTGTTTTCGAGGGTCTCCAGCCGGATCTCCAGCATCCGTATCCGGTCTGAATCGGTGTGGCGGATGGAGCGGTTGTCGATGCCGTGCCATGTCCGGTCGAGCCTGTCGAAGACGATGATCCGACGCTTGCGAAGCTCATTGAACAACTTATTGGCCCGCTCGATATCGCATGATATCCCACTGGCTATGTGCATAACCACCTCGCTAGAAGCCATGATCTTATCATGCTTAAGCGGCGGCATCTTCCCGAACTGATCGCGGTATTTCATATACTGTCTTTCCTCTTGGCCTTGTTGTTGAACGGTTTCTTCTCCTTGAGCTGGGCACCGGTGATGACCAGCGGGTTGGATTCCTCCCACTTGATTCGATCGGTCCCGTGCTGGAGGTTGATGATGGGTTTGGGAAGCCGCCCTCCACGCTTGCAGAAGGCCAACTGGAAGCGTCTAGGCTTGAACTGGCCTACCTCTGCCAGAACCGCTATCTCACGCGCCCAGTTGGCAAGCTCCGAGGATCCGAAGCCGGCGTGAGCGAGTTCCATAGTGGTCATGGGTTCACCGTCCTTGCGCTGGGCTTTGGAGATATGGTGCATCCAGATCCAAGCGACCTTGGTTTCTTGGAGGATGGGTTGGAGTTTGTTACGCAAGAACACGCTGACCTCGCCCTGGTCGCTGAGATCACCGCCGAAGTAACTGAACAGTGGATCGGCCACGATGACATCGAGCTTGGATTTGTGAATGAACCGGCGGGCGTAAGCGAGGAACTGGTCACCGGTACGAACGGCCTCGGTACGGAATTCGAGCTGTTGCTGGAGCATCTTCATGTCGCCACCGCTAAGGTTGAGTCCGAACCCTACGCCTTGGAATGCTTCGGCGAGATCGCCCTTGTCGTTCTCGGCTTGGATGACTCCGATCTTCAATGGACGCACCGGGGCGATACCAAAGAAGTCCTTGCCGAGTGCCCATTGGATGACGATCTGCATCATCAGGCTGGACTTCCCGATCCCGGTACCACCGCTGACGATCATGGAGGAGCCGCGGGTGAGCCAGCGTTGGCCGATCAGGTTGTCCGGATCGTTGGATGAATCGAAGGACATCAAGTCCTTGATCGAGACCACCGTGGATTGATCGTCATCGGTCTCGCGGGAGGTGAGGTAGTCTTCCCATGAAGCGGAGCCGAGGTTAGTGGCCAACAACTTTTGCTGGGACGTAGGACTCCGCCATGCGCCCGGGAGCCGGGAGTAGCGCGAGGGGTTCTTGTTCTTGGCATCGATGCCGGGGATAGACGAGTAGATGATATCCCGGCGGATGTCCCATTCTTTGCGATTGGGCGCATCTACGCGGACCCAGGCATGGATACTCTTACCACCGGAGTCGATGAGGACGGTGATGGGTAGGCCCGAATCGCGGAAGAGCTTCTCCTGTTCGGCCTTGGGCTTGTCATCGAACTCCACCAGGACATGGCGGTACGCGCTGACATCGTTGTCGGAGCCGCTGTAGAGGTTGGGTTTGAAAGGGTTGATGCGGACGAAGATCCCCTCGCGTTCCTGCGACAGGATGCGGGATGCCGGATCATCGAAGCGGGCGATCCATTCCTCGATGGGAATGAATGATCCAGCACTGACTGGCCTACCATCCTCGACGGCATCACAGATACAGACCACCTCAGTGGGGGCGAATGCGGCTTGAAGGAACCGCCGGAACTCGCTGGCTTGAGGATCGGGCGGTGTGGTTGGTGAGGCCGTCACCGGCCTCTTGAACGATACCTTGGTGATATCGAATGGAGCGGTTGAAGGGGCGGACCCGGACTGAAGGAGATGGCCGGCTGGTTTGGAGTGAGACTTGGAAGCGGCTTCGCGGAGCTTGTGGATGAGTTCGCGCTCGGACCAAGGGGGTTGGCAGTATTGATTCCAGCTTGAGAGCAGGGCTAGAGAGTCAGCCTCCGAGATCTGGAAGCCGTGTACGAGGCCGACGGCGGCGGTGTAGGTAGTTGAGTGTCCGGACTGACCGGAGACGGCTGGCGGCACCTTGGAAAGCCAAAGGGCCGCACGTTGGTGCGGTGTCATATCGTTGTTTGTTTGGGACCGATCGTTGGGGGCTACTTCATTTTGTCGATCTTCATCAGCCGTTTGATGGCTTGGGTTTTGGGGGAATAGGTTCCGATCTTTTTGGTGCTGGGCTTGGGGGCGTAGGGGGCGGCGGGCTTGGCTTTAGCTTTCTTCATAGGGTTTGAACTTGGTGTGGAATTCCGAGGTGAGGCGAACATAAATCCTGTTGTCTCTCTGGTAGATGATGACGGGTGCTCTGAGTTCTGCGAGCCGATACTGGCCAACATGAAGGACTGTGACTACGACTCCTGGGTTGGTTCGATTGACGAACCGGGAGGTTGATTGAGTTGCGGTAATTTCCATATGCGACGTTCGATGGGTTCGGGGTAAGCAATCCATCCTTTAGCGATTCCCCAAGCAATTATTTGGGATGACTGCTCGATGAGCCGGCGGTTCTCATCGGTAATGATGGTTCGTTCTTCTTCGGTGATGGGTCCGGGTTTCTTGTTATTTGAGAGGCGGCTTTCGTACCAGGGTTGTTCTTGCCTTGGGGTCTTCATGGGGTGATGAGGCGCGCCAAGATACAGTTGCAGTAGTTACCCTTGGTCTTGGCGTTACATCGACCATGATGCACAGGGTTGGAGATGATGTGTGCTGTAAGGTCGCTCGTGAGCTGGACCAGCTCAAGGAGACGAGTGGATGCTTCGGCACAGAGCGCATTGGGGATTCCATCTGGGGTATCGAGTTCGGCTGAGATGATATTGAGCGCGTTGACTAGGTCGTGTGTTGAGGACTGTTTCATTTTTGTTTGTGGATTACGATTCCATTGCCCTTTGAATCAACCAGTTCTACGGATCGAACGCTCTCCAAGCGGGCCAAAGTCTTGATCATCTCGATGGGATCATGAGCCTGTGACACGCAAGTGAGGTGAATATCACCGTCTCCGTAGTTGGTCTTTAGATTCTCGTCTGTTCGATCACGCCGCACTCGGACGGTTCGTCCATCTGAAAGCTGGACCACCTTGATACATTCGACGAGTGGGTATGAGTGCTTGCTCATTGCTTGGATGTTTTACCGCAATGCGGGCAG